GTGTGTGCGTGTGTGCGTAACGCGCGTGTGTGTGCGTGTGCGCGAGGGGGTGTGGTAAAAATGTNACACCTCANGGGTGGGTGTGATGTTTGTGCATCCCTGTTGCGAAAAGGCGACACTGTTGCGAAAACACCACAAAAACAACGCCTATTTTCACGCAGATTGAAGTCATATCAGTACCTAAGAGCAATGTTTTCAGTGGCTTAGCCCCAATACCGGCCCCCCTAGGCGCAATTCGCGTGACAAAAGGGGGGAGGGGGCGTGGGCCAGTGGGGGGTTGGGGGTACGTATACATGTAGAAACACACAGAAGTGAAATTTGAAACGGGTATCTCATGTACGAACAGCTACAAATGTACAACACGTAGTAAAAAACTTACCTAATGACTCATTTTAGGGGTTGACTGGGGTAATTCTATGAGTATAACTGCGGAGCAGGAGCAATACAGTAACACTAAATGTTTTAACTCTTAAGAAAGTAACACATATAAGAAAGTATAAGTAAGATAAAGTTTTTACTTGTAAGTGTTACAGTAGTGCTGTATACTTCTCTGTATGTAACACAGATAAAAGTAACAAACATAAGTGTTACAGTACTGTACGTGGCATATTTATGTGTGTCTCCTCCTCATGTCTCCTCCCTCCTGCATGTAAATACGCCACGTACCCCTTTTCCTAGAAAAAACTATTGACAATGCGTAACAAAAAGATACAACTATATGCATCAGAGAATGTTATCGAAGAGTTCTACGAAGCTGTAGCAGCTAATGATGTAAAGAAACTACAACGTGTACACATACCTAAGTCGGACGTGTTCTATGTACGTGCAGCTATAGAGGCTGATACTGGAGTGCGTTACACTCTAGACCATGTAGAGAGAGCTATGTACCTGGAGGGTTACCTCACTAAGTATGAAGTACTAGATCCTGACAGAAAACGTGATGATGTGGGTTAAGCTAATCCCTGTTTTACTATTAGCAGGTTGTACTACGATAACCTATACAGCATCGTGTCGTGCGGGTGATACCCTATGCCAGAGAAACCAGAATGCACAGACACTTGCTATCATTGGACAAGAAGAAGCTGCTCTCCAACTTATATGTCAAGACAGTACTATTCGTAGTACTCTTAGCGACAAGTGTGGGGGCGGGTGATGTTACAGGTGACTTCTCTAACGGTTATGACAACAGTACCGTAGACAGTAACAACTCTGAGGAGTCAGTAACTAACAACTACAACGCTACGGGTGCTGGTTCAGCTGCCCCTGTTATGTCAGCAATAGCTCCTACGATGATGGGTGGTGGCGGTAACGATAGTTGCTTACTACCTAGCTCTACAGGGATACAGATAAGCGTCTTAGGTTTATCCTCTGGTAAGATGGAGCAGGATGAAGCTTGTAACAGACGTAAGAACGCTAGGCTCTTAGGAGCACCCCAGCAAGTAGGTGGCTTAGGGTTACAGGTATCAGCTATATCTGTACTGTGCCAAGACCCTATAGTGTTCCGTAGTATGATGTTAGCGAATACCCCCTGCCCTATTAATGACAGTAAGACGGGTAAGCTGCTTATGGGGAAGGCAGCGATAAAGAAGTACAGAGAGAGTCCAGCGCTTTATATCGTTGGTTATGAGACAGACCAAGCGTTTTGGGATACCCTACTTAGGGTAGGAGAGGAAGACCTAGATGATGAGACAGTTGAAGACGATACTCCTAAGCTCAGCCTTAGTGACCGTTTCCGCAGCAGTAAGCGCAGAAGAGACTAACTACGAGCTAACTGGTCAAGAGAAGATTGACATGCTTATCGCTTCTATTGGCGATATTCAGGATCGTATTACTAACAGTGGTGTTATGACTGTAGGTGCTGTAGGTTATGCTGCTATCGGTGGTGTGATTAATGATGATGCACTTAGTGAGGGTATTATTACCACAGATGAGCTAGGTGCATACCTAGAAGCTAAAGAGCTTGTACTGAAACATGACTATGCCATTGCTAGTACAGCTGAGCAGTTATTTATGCAGGAACATGCAGCGGCTATGAATAGCTTGAACACTGCAGTAGATAACCTGACTGCTGCTACAGCTGTAGTTATGACAGCAGTTGAGGTAGCTTCCGTAGCATCTGAGGCAGACACTAAGCCTGAGCAGGTTGAGCTACAGGGTATGCTAGAGACAGACGCATACAGCTTAGACACTGTTGAAGTTAACGAGTATAACGAGGCAGTAACAGCAGTAGAGACTTTTGCTCAACAGGCTGGTGCTTTTATGGCTGCGGCTAACAACGATGAACTTACAGCATCTGTAGACAACTACGCTGCACAGGGTAACTACATGGTTGGTAGCTACACAGCTATCACATATACACAGGCTATTGACGAGTTTGTTATCACTTGGGATGACTCAGGTTTTGGTACAGGCTTCCAGGGTTATTTGACACCTGAGATGAAGAATGCTACAGAGATCTACGCAGCAGGTGAATACATTAATCAGTATGGGGCAATGCCAACACAATGATGGACTTTGAGTTTAGCGTAGGTGGATACAACATTAAGGGCTGGATGGTTGCAGTAGCTGTACCCGTCCTCTCCACTATTTCTGGTGGTGTCTACTTTGGCTATGATACTCTTAACCGTTTCTATGGTGTAGAGGCTGGAGTAGAAGAATCTCTTGATCGTGTCGAAGAGCTAGACGTTAAAGCCTTGAATATGGATAAGCGGATAACATCTGTAGATACTTCAGCTGAGCGAAACCTTACAGAGGTAAACAATAGCCTGAGCAATGAGATTGTAGCGTTAGACTCTATGCTACTCACTAAGTCTCAGGAGCTAGAAGCTAAGCTTGTATCTCGTATCCAAACCTTAGAGCAAGCTATTGCAGACAATGATGTACGTGGTTTGAACCAGAAGCTTGCCCAGCTTACTACAAACATGCAGCAGATCCTAGAGCAGCAGAAGATACTACTGGACCTACGCAGTCAGGTTGATAAAGCTACAACTATCACAGACGGACTAGGCGATACGTTAGATGTTCTACAGACAGAAGTAGATGACATCTGGAAAGCATATGACGAACTAGCGGATAACCCTCTATGAGTTACAGAGAAGAAGAAAGAATGGCACAAGGTAAACAGTTAGAAGCTGGTAGCCAGTGGGATGCAGCTGACGAAGACGGTGATGGAGTTATCACTGATGATGAGATGGCTATGTATGAGCGGCGTGTACGCTTTGAGAATGAAGATAAGAAAGAAGATGCCCAACGTAACATGGCATGGTTCGCTTTATTCGGTATGCTTCTCTATCCCTTCGCTGTAGTATTATCTGCAGGTATCGGTATTACTCACGCATCTTCTACTCTAGGTGATATGGCACCTACCTACTTTGTATCTGTAGCGGCTATCGTTGCAGCGTTCTATGGTGGGCAGGCTTACACAAAAGGTAAGAAGTAATATGGCTATTGAGTATCGTGGAGAGAAGTTTGAAGGTTACAACAAACCAAAGCGTACCCCTAAACATCCAACTAAATCCCACGCCGTACTTGCCAAGGAAGGTGATACCATTAAGCTCATCCGATTCGGTGAACAGGGAGCATCCACAGCAGGCAAGCCTAAAGCGGGTGAATCTGATCGCATGAAGAAGAAACGTGCAAGCTTTAAGGCACGTCACGCTAAGAACATTGCTAAGGGTAAGCTATCAGCAGCATACTGGGCAGATAAGGTGAAGTGGTAATGGCTGCACCTAAACCTAAGAATATGAAGTTGTACAACCAGAAGAAAGCCCTGGCTAAGAAGAAGTTTGATGTATGGCCCAGCGCTTATGCATCTGCTTGGCTTACTAAGGAATACAAGAAAGCGGGAGGTACTTACAGTGGCACGACAAAGAATAAAGTCGCAACACGTTCTCGCAAGTCGTAGAAGCTTCGCTAAGGGCGGCTTAGGTAAGTGGTTCGGAGAGGAATGGACAGATGTTAAAACGGGTAAAGAATGTGGTAGGTCGGGTACTTCGGAAAGTGGTAGACCTTATCCGGCGTGTCGCCCCAAAGCGGTGGCAAGCAAAATAAGCAAGAAAGAAGCAGCCAAGAAGACTGGACCAAAGAGGGTTCAGTGGTCAACAACAGCATCAGGGAAGAAGAGAACATGAAGTGTAATTGTGGTAAGGGCGGCGAATGCAACTGCGGCGGCGCTAAGATGAAAATGCCTAAGAAGAAGATGGCATACGGTGGTATGGCTAAAAAAGGCTACAACAAAGGTGGTTACTGCGGTGCGTCTAACCCAGCAGAACGCCCTATGAAAAAAGGTAAGTAGATGAAGTATTACCATAAATACCAAGAAGCACTGGAAGCTAAGGGTTACCGTGTAGATGAGCATGGCTACGTATGGGACTCCATGGGTAATCAGTCTGCTGGTGAAGACAACTACGGTAATGTGCAGAGCAAAGACGCTAACGTTAATGCAATCTGTGAAGAAGCTGATATTGCTGCTACACAGCCTAAGCCTAAGAAAGTTAAGGCCGCTGCGAGTAAGAAAGAAGAGTAATGTCTGTATCACTCAACCACCAAGGTAGACCTGCTCGTAGGCGCTCTGTATGGGGTCACAACACTACGACTACTACAGAGGATGTATATACATGTCCTCCTAACTGTGTGGCTGAGGTAAGCTATCTTCACATCCATAACTTCTCAGGTAATACAGATATTACTATTGAGTGGTACGTAGCAGCTGATAACTATACGTCACACTTCTTAGAGGGTAAGAACTTAGGTGCAGGTGAATACATAACCTTTTCTGATATTGAGTTAGTACTTGCTGCTGGTGATAAGATACAAATAACACCTGATACAGCAACACACGTAGACACTATCCTAACTGTAACAGAGACCTTCTCTGGCGTATAACGAATAACGGGTATGCAAAAACAGGTGGTACTAAGTTACCGCTAACTGAGTATAACTATCTCCGCACACACAACAAAGGAGATAGTGATGCTAAATTTCTTTCAACGAGGCTTTCAGGCTTTACAGGAAGCACAACAAGCTCGTGCAGACTTCTGGTTACTTCAGAACATGAGCGACAGAGAACTACGTGACATCGGTATTGCACGTGGTCAGATAAGAGAGTTTACCTATGGCGAGAAATCTAACCGAAAAGCAACTTAAGTTTCTTGAAGTCCTCTTCGATGAGGCTAACGGTGACGCTGTTGCTGCTAAAAAGCTGGCAGGGTATGGAGAAACAAGTAGCACATCAGCTATTGTGGAATCTCTGAAGGACGAGATAGGTGAAAAGACACGCACCTATTTCGCCCGTGTCGCCCCTAAAGCTGCTATGTCTATGGTAGGTGCTCTCTATGACCCTACTGAGTTAGGCATAAAAGAGAAGATGATCGCAGCAAAAGACTTGCTAGATCGTGCAGGACTTGGTAAGGTAGATAAAGTGGATGTCACATCAAGTGGTGGCATCTTTTATCTCCCACCAAAAGAAGGTACGAACGAATAAGTATTCCAACAAGAGATCTAGGATTTTGGCAACTACCAAAACCACCCAAAGATCACAACAAACAATGGCACACAATAGTCCGTGTAACTAAGAAGATACCTTGGGGCTATGAACTACATCCAGACAATGACAAGCTTCTAGAACCGATTGAACATGAGCTTGAAGCGTTAGAGCTTGCAAAGCGACATCTAAAGCAGTATAGTTATCGTGCGGTAGCTCAGTGGTTGAGCAAAGAAACAGGCCGTTACATATCTCATATGGGCTTAAAGAAGAGAATCGAAGTTGAGCAAAGACGTAGAAAAGCATCTGCAGTTAAACGTAAGCTTGCCAAGTGGCTCGAAGAAACCCTTGCGGAAATCGAAAAACTCGAAAGCCAAGGGGTCGGGGCATACGCAGAGTCCGACAGAGACAGTAGAACAAGTCGCCACCCCTAGTGTACAGACTGTTCCTGCACAGGTAGTCGCTCCTGAGTATGACGTGGATGTAGCACAAGAGGTCGTGTTCAAGCCTAACCCCGGCCCCCAGACAAACTTCCTAAGTTCTTCAGAGCGGGAAGTTCTCTATGGTGGCGCAGCTGGTGGTGGCAAATCCTACGCTATGTTGGCTGACCCACTACACGGTTTGAACGATCCTAATTTTAGTGGCCTACTTGTACGTCACACTACAGAAGAGCTTAGGGAACTTATACAGAAGTCGCAGGAGTTATACCCACGTGCAGTACCAGGTATCAAGTGGTCAGAGCGAAAGTCGCAGTGGACTAGCCCAAAAGGTGGGCGTCTCTGGATGTCCTACTTGGATAAAGATACAGATGTTACTCGCTACCAAGGGCAAGCGTTTAACTGGATAGGCTTTGACGAACTTACTCAATGGTCTAGTCCTTATGCTTGGGACTACATGAGATCACGTCTACGTAGCTCAGCACGACACTTAGGTCTTTACATGAGGGCTACGACTAACCCTGGCGGCGCTGGGCATCAGTGGGTTAAGAAGATGTTCATTGATCCGGGTCCTTCAAACAAAGCATTCTGGGCTACAAATATTGAAACAGGCGACACGATTACCTATCCTGAGGGACACAGCAAAGCAGGTCAGCCTCTGTTTAAGCGTAGGTTTATACCTGCATCTCTCTTCGATAACCCCTACCTTGCTGAAGCGGGTGACTACGAGGCGATGCTCTTATCATTACCAGAGCACCAAAGGAAGCAACTCCTAGAAGGTAATTGGGATATTAACGATGGAGCAGCATTCCCAGAGTTTAACCGATCTCAGCATGTCGTTGACGCTTTTGAAGTTCCCGAAAGCTGGGCTAAGTTTAGAGCTTGTGACTACGGCTACGGATCTTATACGGGGGTTCTCTGGTTTGCTGTTGCACCAGACGAACAACTCATTGTTTACAGGGAACTCTATTGCTCTAAAGTTACAGCTACTGATCTAGCTGATATGATCTTAGACCTAGAGAAAAAAGATGGCGGTATGAGATACGGGGTGCTAGACTCTTCTTTGTGGCACAACCGTGGCGACACGGGGCCATCACTAGCAGAGCAAATGATTATGAAGGGATGCCGCTGGCGTCCATCAGATCGCTCTCGTGGCTCTCGTGTCGCAGGAAAAAACGAAATACATAGGCGTTTACAAGTAGATGAGTTCACTGAGAAGCCTCGCCTAGTATTCATGAACAACTGCACAAACACTATTGCGCAGATACCTAGCATCCCTCTGGACAAAAGAAACCCTGAGGATGTAGACACACATGCAGAAGATCACTTGTATGATGCTCTGCGATATGGTGTAATGACACGTCCACGCAGCAGCATCTGGGACTTCAACCCTGCAACACAGCGCTCTGGCTTCCAAGCTAGTGACACAACATTCGGATACTAACACATGGCAGAACAAGAAGAAATGTTTGAGACAGATGAAGTCATTGCTGCGGAAGACAGTACAGACAGTATCTTTGAACGTAAGGATAGCGTAGTATCTTTCGTGCAAGAGCGTTACTCACGGGCAGAAGATGCACGTTACGCAGACGAACAGCGTTGGCTCAAAGCATACCGCAACTATCGTGGGCTATATAGTTCTGACGTTCAGTTCACTGATACAGAGAAATCACGTGTATTTGTTAAGGTTACTAAGACTAAGACACTTGCTGCCTATGGTCAGATTGTAGACGTTCTCTTTGGTAACAACAGGTTCCCACTCTCAGTCAACCCTTCTGT